ATATAGGCTTCTTTCCGGTAGTTTGGAACCTTACGTGGATTGGCCATTAGATAGAGATAATACAAAGTGATATCCAAGCAATATCCAAGAATGGCCTCATCACGTTCGGCATCCACTTTATTGAATATATCGGCCACATTGTATCGCGCGTTCAAGTGGCTTTTCATAACCTTGATAGCCCGAAGCTCTGCTTTGTCCAGGAGCGAATCTTCAAAGTCGATTATACCATCCAAACGATTATCTCTAATATGCCCGGCATAGTCCGGCTTTGTAATGAAAGTGCTCATATTTTGAATTTGTTTTTTCGTGATTCTCCTACAGCTACGCCTCCTATGAAGTCGCGTGCCGCCTCATTCAATAAATAGATAGCTCCTTCCACGGCATCGGGTCCATCCTTTTCATTATTACGGACACCGCTTTTGAACTTCAGATATTGCTGTATCAAACGGTTGGCATAACGGTCATTTTTTAAATCTTCATCAAACCAAACTTTGCCGCGCTCAAAGTATCCGGCGGTATTTGAAATCCGTAAATCCTTATCAGGCTTTGAACGTTTGTCTCCTTTCATCGGAATGCGAAACTTGTATTGTTCCACGGCATCATCAAAATGATCGTGGAGCAATCCGAGAAGGAAAACTTCTTCCATCCACCAAACTGCGGTTCCATTCTTATTTCTTAACCAATCGTGTAGATCATAGTGCCAGGCTATCATTTGGCCAATGGTCACATTTTCCACATAACACTTCCGGATGTGGTATTCGCCATCCATCATTCCAACCAACACTAACGCTTTGGTATCACTTGTTTTGGTTTTTTTAAAACCGCCATCGAGGTAGGCAATCAAGTTTTTGTATTTGCTAAGGGGTGGCAGTTTTTTATACTGGAACCATTCCTTTAGGAACTCTTTCCCCTTCTCAGATGGATTATTGAAGTATTCCGTATCTGATTCATCACCAACGAGAGCGATCATTTCCCTGCACTCCTCATCAGTATAAGCTTCTTTCCAAGTGGAACGCCCTTCGCCATCGGTAAGATTTACTGTAATCAACAAGGCATTAGGAAATTCCCGAAGACATTTATCCCATAATCGTTGAATAAAACAGTCTTCCGCAATCTTGTTATTTAGACCAATAATCCATTTTTTCCCTGAAACGTGAAGTGCCCCGAAGCAATCCCCTTCAACATACTTCCATCGCTTGTCCATTCTTTCTGGATTCAAGCAAACCTCTGGATGGTCAAAGTCATCAAAAACTAAAAAATCCAAACGATCGGAATCATCATTTTTATCACCCCTTGGTGTTTGACCAGCTCCAAAAGCTTTAAAACTTACATTGTCGCTTGTGGTAAAGCTTCCGGCATTCCAGTTACCCAAACTTTGGCGTGGACCAAAATCACGCAAAAGCAATTCGTTTCTTTCAAGTGCAGTTTTTATTGGCTTTAAAAGGGTTTCGGCTTTATCATAATTATCAGAAAACATTCCAAATGACCGGAAACGCCCATTATAGTACATAAAAATCACGAGCATCACGGTAACGGAGCTCTTGGCCATATCCCGACAGCATTTTGCCACGGCAATATTGATATTTCCTTTTGCCTCAATGAGATGTTTCGTAAATTTCTTATGCCACTTAGCAAACTTGGCCTTGGTGATTTTCGGAAAATAGTAATAACAGAACTGCTCGAAGTTTTGGAGTAGTTTGGCAGTACGCTCCAGTTTTTCTTTAGGAGTTTCAACCAGTATCTCATCAATGGGCGTTGCAAATCCCTTGGTAAATTGCTCCCATTTTTTGAGAGCGTCCCGGTCATTAAGTTTGCGGATCCTAACCATTCATTTTATCTCTAATAAAGGCATCAAAATACCCTTGCATTATTTGGGAATGTTCG